CCCTACAGGGCTGCCTGTTTCGTACAGGCAGCCCTTTTTGTTGTCTCATTATCTCCCTCCTGTTATCACCGGCAGATTGATCCCCAACACCGGCAGAGCCAGCGCCCCCAGGGGCGCGATCCCGTCGCGCCAACTTCCGAAACGATAGATATTTGATGTCCACTTCGCCAGCATTCCTTGCAAGGCATAATCGAAGATGAAGCACTCGCAGGCACCAGATTCATCCATCACCCGGCCAATGATGTGTGCCTGTACGGCACGCATGGATTCAGAGATGACGCTATCCATCGTTGCAACTTTGAGTTGAAATGCCGTGCCCGGCGTGGTGATCGGCAAGCATGCCGTGTTCCCTGCCGGGCTTGTGGGGGTGGCCGGGCAAAAGAGCCACAATTCTTTGATACGGCGCCAGTCCCGGGTTGAGGCAATATCGAGCGTCCAGTCAAGCTGACGTTTGCCCCCGAAGAGCACATCGGATACCGTATCGTATTCGCAGAGCCACACGCCATCCGAGCGTTTTAAAGCCCAATAGCACGGCTCCCCGGCACGCGGGATCGTGCCAATGGGGAAGCCGCTTTGTGAAAAGATCAGCATCCAGGTAGCTCCTATGAATACGTGTACTGCATCGTCAGCACGAATGTATAGGTACTTGCCGAAATGTTCGCCCCGTAGAACAGGATCAGCGTAAAGTACCAGTACGCGGCAAAGGTCGCCTGGGGTGTCACGGCATCCTGAATGTATTGCATCCAGCCTTGCAAGCTCTGCCAGGTGGTGAGCCAGGCAGGTGTGGTCGGCGGTGAGACGGCGCCTGCTGTGCCAGTGGTGGCCGTTGGCGCACTGCCAGCGCTCCCGGCAGATGGTGTGTCCTGCACGCTGCCGGAAGCTGCCGCGCCGCGTCCGTAGGCATTGGCCTTCATGTAGGATGTGTTGCTGGTATCTGCTGATCCATTGACAATTGACGGCTGTGTGCCGGGCGAGGGGGTGTTGTGCGCCGAACTGTCAAAACAGGAGAATTGTGGCGCGCTGGCAAACGTGCCGAGGTTATCCCAACTAAACCGAAAGACAAGACCAACGGTATTGTCGCCGGTATAATTGGTCTTGCTGCCTGACGTATCCGTGGTAAACGCCCATGCCTCTTGAAAGACGGACGTTCCGCTGCCGGGCTTGGTCGCCAGCGGCCAACTTGCCGAGGAGGTACTACCTGTCTGTCCTCCTCCGGTTGGCGCGAACCTGATTTCATTTGCTCCGCTTGAGCCGCCCGGTGCGATAGCGGTGCCTGTCCAGTTTGGACTGGCATCGGTTCCGGTATTGTACTGGACCGTGAATGTCGTAAAGTCGCTCAAAGTGGCGACCTCCTTTCAACAAAAACTAAAAAGACAATCAGCCAAACAGATGTTGAAAGCCACCTACAACGGGACCGCTTGTACAGGTGACTTTGTATTGCTCCAGCAGGGTGACACTCCCACCGATCAAAGCCGTGATCGGCTGATAGTCCACCTGTGTCACCAGGAATGATTCATTTTGAATCCCATGCTGTGGCAAGAAGACGGTGAGCACCTGTCCCATATGCAGCCCTGGCCTGTTGGTTGTGAATGAGATCGTTTTTGCCAGTTTTGCGTACTGGGCAATTCTGGCTTGCGCCAGCGTTTGCGCCGCCGCGCTATTCAAGCCCTGGGCTTGCTCAATCACCGTGACGATGCCACTTGTGCCGTCAATTGAGGCCATAAGCGCGATCTGTCCGTTATTGCGTGCTTTGGCGATGACGTTAACCTGCCCTTGATACTGGATCTGGATACGTGTGCCCTGGGGAAGTGGCAGGGCATTCGCATCCTGAGTGATACCGGATTTGCCGATCTGGTAGTACCACTGCTTGCCCGTATCCACCTTTTCGACACCGAAGCTTTGCGGTTGTCCGTTAACCAGGATGGCCGTTACCGACTCTATCGGGTCGCCGGTAGTAAATGCCTGGCTGAAGCCATCGGCCACGTAGGTCTCGATGTTGTTTTGTATATCCGTGCCGCCAATGACAATCTGCTCGTTGCGGTAGAGCGATGCGTCGTAGGAAACGGTAATATTGGCGGCGAGCATGAGTTGTGGCGTGGCAATCCAGGGCGCCATGCTGGCTGTCTGAGGTTGAAAGTACAGCACACCATTCAGAATGCGCCACCAGTAGGTATCGGTAATCGATGATTGCCGGGCACAATCATCCAGATTTTGCGCGATTGTGTTTGTGCTGCCTGATTTGCTGCTGTGCGTCGTAGTCGGGATCAGCACGCCAGTGGCAATGGCTGGACTGCGCACCGCTATCACGAAATCCTGAATTTGCGGCGTGCTGGTTGGATCAGTGGTGGTCAGTCGGAGCCGGGCGTAAAGCGTTGCCTGCGTTACATCCTGGCCGTAGGCCATGACGCGCAACTGGTAATAGCGATTGGTGCCTCCATTGCTATAAAGCGCGACACTGCCAGGCAGGAGCGGGGATGGATCGGTATACGTAAGCGTTTGCGCCAGATCACCATAGACCGCGCCATCCGGGTTGGCAGCGGCACTATGAACGGTAATGGTGATAGTCCCGTTGAGTTGCACAATCTGAAAGCGTGTTGGCGTGCCGCGCGTAAACGAGAGCGCGGCCCCTTCCCCAAGCTGGCTGTAGGCGCCATTCACCACCTTGAAAAGACGCATCCGGTTCGGCGTTCGGCTGGCGCTCCCGTCCTGTATTTGCAGGAGGTAACAGGTGGTGGCATCTGCGCTCAATGCCCACACGACTCCGCCATTGTCGCACCAGTCGGTATCAATCCAGATTTCACCATCCCCTTGCAGGGTGGTCATCACCAGAAGGGCACCTTGCCCGCCGGTTCCTACGATGTAGCGTCCCGGTGTGAATACCGACCAGGGGGCGGCGAAGTTTCCGGGCGCGATGATATTCCCGGAGGTGTAACTGGCTGTGTTATCGCTTGTGAACGTGTCAATAAACGGCGGGTCCTGCTGCGCGGTAAATAAGGGAATAGGCTGTCCGTTGAGACCGGAGACATCGGTCCAGTTCACGCCGTCGAGCGAAACATCAACGCCCACCGTTGTGTCATCGTTCGGCAAGGTTGCAGTCCAGTTTACCAACGATGAACCAACCCGGCCTACTGGCCCTAGTGCGAGTGGCGGATTCAGTCGATACCCGGCAGCGGTCATGGTCCCGATCACCCACCAGGACAATCCTGAAATGGTTGGCTGTTGGGTCGCTGTCGCGCTGGTAAGCGTAACCCGTGTCTGGAGTTTCATACCTTGCAAGGATTGACCGGGGACCAGCAGGCCGGTATAGCCGTAAATCGACGCATTCGGCAGTGCGGCAATCCAGGTGTTGCCGCCATCGGTACTCACTTCGACATTGACCGTGGAACTGCCTGGCGTACTGGCTGTCCAGGCAATATAGGAATCCTGCACGCTCTTCGCCGAAGAAAGATCAAATGCTGGACTGATACGCGTGCCAGAAAGCGCTTGCACCACGCCGAAATCACCGAAATTCCCGGCGGCTGTGGCACCACTATTGTTGTAGTAGCGCAGGCCAAATTGCCCGGCCCCGGTATAGGTACTGTCTGTTGCCGTAATGTATAAAACATCATCCAGGTACAATTGATGCGTTGAGCCATTCACCACGACTTTCAGCCGGTGCCAGTTGCCGCTGGACAACGCGAGCGTGGCGGATTGGATGAGCGTAAATGCTCCTGCGCCACTACTACTATTGGTTCCTTTGCCAAGCGCGATCTGGGACGTATTCACAAACGCGCTATAGGCATAGGTATCGTTGTTGTTCTGCCAGCCCGTGGTACGATAGACAAAGCCATAGTTGCCATTGCCGACTCCGACGTACACGTCACATTCCGCGATAAAGTTTTGCCATGAGCCAGCGTTATCGAGCCGCGCGACACAGGCCGCGCCCGTGCCACTGTGCAGCACCAGTTCTGTTTCGAATATCCCGGCGGATGGTGACGCGCTGCCAAAGATGGTCATGCCGCCGAGTTGCGCATTGCCCCAATTGAGATAATAGCCATTGAGACCAAGTGCGCCATTTTGCCAGAGAAGATTGGTCAATGTGGCATTTTGCCAGTCCTGCTGGCTGGTTACAATGCGCGTAATATCAACTTTTTGCGACCCGGCAAAGGATGGCTCAATGGTTGCCTGCAAGGCGTAAAACGCTGCCGTTTGCGTGGCATCCCCGGAGCCATTGGTGATCGTTTCTCGCAGCATCAATGATTTCCCTGCCAGGCTCATTCCTGGCAAAAGGCCGGGGATCGGCTGCCCACTGGTGCACGATTGCCACGTGACACCGCCATCCAGTGATGATTCGACGGTAACGGTAACGCCTTTTGCCGCCAGTGCAAAGATGCCATTGTCCGTTTGCGTGGTGGTATCCTGCCAGGAAATGAGCGAGGAGCGCGCAATCACCACACCAGAGAGATCGTATGCCGGTGAGATCCGGTATCCTGTCTTTTCAAATAAGCCTTGTACCACGACCTGTACATTGGTATAGCCAGCATTTTGCATCTGTTGCGCTGGCGAGACATTTAAGCGGCTGCCGTTAAAAATTGTCGTACTGCCAAGCTGAATGTTTTCAAAATACGCGGCATAGTCCCCGGTGCTATCTCCTTCGAACGCCACGGTCACATACGCCGTTGTTTTGCCTGCGAGAGATGCAAGGGGAATGTTACGCGTATACCACTGGTCTGAGGCAAAGAAGGACAGATCATTGTTGGGGTGTGCGCCAATACCCTGCTGATCGATACAGGACGAGTCGCGCAAGGTCGAGCCATCCGTGAAGACGATATCTACGGCACTTTTGATTTCAGGAGATGTCGAGGCAATCCACACACGATACGAAAGCGCGTCCCCGGATTGGATCGTGTAGCTCCCTTGCCAGATCTTGACATAGGAATAGAGATTGCCCCCACCCGCAATCGTCGCGCTGCCGGTCAATTTGATGCCATTTTGAACCTGCAAGCTCAGATAGCCTGCACTATTCAGATCAGGACCATAGAGGCCATTGGCCTGCGTGTTTGTCAGCGTGCCACTTAAAAAGTCACCGAGCGTCCCTTCTAAGATGGTGAGTGCCGTCCCGGCTGGCGCAAGTTCCAGATCACCATCTCCAATGTTTGTCGAGCCAATATTGGCCGCTGCGACCACATTTGAAAGCGTGCCGTCACTAAAATCAGCCTGAGTCGTGTCATGGTCAATGGCGTAGCCTTGCGATACACCATCCTGGGCAAGCTCTTGCGCATAGAACGTGGCAATATCACCGGCATACTGGTTGACGAATTCATCTCCCTCGTAGGCGCGTTTGTCAGCTAGCCAGTGCTCATCGATGCATGATATCTGAATCTCATTGGCTGTATTGGGTGGCAAATTTTGTTCTTGCGGCGTATCGACAAAGCCTCGGAAAAGTTGGCCGCGCTGACTGTGCGTGACGATAACTGGCTGCCGAAAACGAAAATGCACGTTACCGGTGGGGTCGAGCAGGGTGAACGAGCAGGTTGAGCGTCCGGTGATATCCTCGCTGATCTTGAGCGAGCCTTCCAGAATCGGGTAGGTCGTGCCACTGATCGTCACAGAAAGTGCACCGGGCGTGTAGGCAGGCAGCGCGATGACGGCATTGTCCAGACTTGCTCGCAGCGCGAAATCACGGATGCCCAGGCCCCGCATTCGGGCGCGCAGCGCGTAATCTTTCCAGTGTGGGAAGCCGCCCACTCGTGCTCGCAGCGCAATATCTTGCAGGCCACGCCCGCCGATACGTGCTCGCAAGGCAAAGTCACGCGGATTGGTGAGCGAGAGCGCGGTAAAATTGTTGACGGAGACGACATTGGACGATGAGCCGGTAAAGAGATAGACGCCAAATTGCCCGGCGCCGGTGAGCGGATTGATGTCGGTGGTCGTCACCGTCCAACTGGACGGCTCTGTTGTGCCATCCTGCCAGATTTTCGCGTTGATCTGTGTACCGGAGGCCACATCATAAATCTGCGCGCGTATCCAGTAATACTGCAGTGAGGTGACGCTGTACGCGCTTGAGGCCAGCGTTGTCACGGTATCGGCCAGGCTCTTCTCGATCTTGAGATTGCCGCCACCCTCCCAGGCCATCCGATAATACGTGGTGGTGTTTTGCAGTCGGGCAAGCACGCCCATGCGGTCCCCGGCGGCGCCGGTGATGTATGCCCGAATTTTGAGATCGACAGCGGCAGCCGTCTTGCTGCCAAGCACAAACAGCGCTGAGCCGGTGCCTCTGGTGATTTGCCCGGCATCACTCACGATGCTCGATGCCTGACTGCCGTCAATATAGGCCCACGTTTCCCCGTCACTGGCAATGCCCCATCCTGACTGATTAACCCGAATAAACGTGTCGGTAGCCAGCACACCCGGTGACTGGATAGCAGCCCGCAGCGCGAAATCTTTCGCACGGGCCAGTCTGGCGCGCATCTTAAAATCTTTTGATTGCGCTAATCTGGCACGCAGCCGAAAATCTTTTGATTGCGCGATTCTGACGCGTAGCGCGAAATCTTTGGCACGGCTATTGGCAGCATTCTGAACGCGAGCGCGTAAAGACCAGTTCCGCGTCTGTGCAACCCGTGCACGCAGCGCGAAATTTTTTGCCTGCGCGATCCGTGCCCGCAAACTAAAATCTTTTTGCCGGTAGGGCTGATAGCCTGCTGTATCCATCTCCACACGCCCGGCAAGACCGGTTGTCGTCGAGGATACGGAACAGTTAATTGTCGCGGTACTAGACCCGGTGCTATTCGTCGTAACATCAAGCCACACATCGATGTAGAGCTTATCACCGGTGGCAAAGATCATCGCCGGTAAATTTGCCGAGGAGAGGGTAAAGGTGGTCAGTGTCGTGTTGATCGTGACACTGGTACTGGTGAGCGAGCCAATAGTCGTATAGGTTGCGCTGGTAGCATTGTATTTGCTGGCTCGCATTGTAATGGTGGCCGTGATAGAGCCAGCACTTGTTGATAATCGGATGGACGCGCCCCACGTCCCCGCGATAAGCTCCTGTCCCTCTAATAGCGTACTGTCGAGGAGCCAGCCTCCCCCACTTTGAGACCCAATACTGCCAAGTGCCCCCCAGGGATTACTGCTGCCCTGAATCTCACCCCACCCGGTGGCCGTCCCAACTTTCGTCGAGATATTCGCACCGGTACCGCCGGTGGCAGTGGCAAGCGTATGCGCTCCTGGGAGAGTTGCCGAAGCCCCATTCAGGCCATAGACTGAAAGTGAGGTAGTCATACGCGAGACCTCGGCCCGAATTTCGCGCGTACCATGCTATCCAGATGTGGCGCTACGACTTGCGCGACGATCTGGCTATCCAATTGCAGGACAACCGTCGTCGTACCAGTCCCCGCACCTGCTGCCGCGACAGTGGCGCTCCGATTATTCAAGCTCGTCATCGGCGTCACATTCGCGCCACGTGGCAGTGAAACAAGCTCCGGGCCATTCTCCCCTACAACAGCAAGGCCACCAGAAAAGTTCTGCACGCCAGCAGCAAAGCCAGGAATGCTGAGTCCCCCAAGCGCGCCACCGAAATTCCCGGACAGCAGATCATTTACCCGTGTCCCAATCTGATCGAAAATGCCCGAAATCGTCTGCCATGCATGCATGAACGGCGCGACGAAGAGATTATAGAGCGTGTCCGTCATGCCCTGAATAATCCCGGCTATAACCGCCATGCCCATCTGAAAGAGATGCTGCAAACTTGCCCAGAAACCGGTAAACCAGTCCTTGACCTGCTGCCAGTGTGACATGATGAACAGCACCAGCACGCCCGTTGGCCCGGTGATCGTGACCAGCATAACCGCCATCCCAACTTTTGCCGCGTTCACCAGGAAATTGATAGCAGCCTGAAACGCTGTCTGAATGCCATGCCAGATATTTGCCAGAAAATTCCCAATCCCCTGCCATACACCTTGTAGCCATTGTCCAATAGCGCCCCAATGCTGGATTGCCAGTACAATCCCTACGACAACCAGCGCGATTACAGCCCCTATAGCCAGAATCGGCCATGTCGCGGCCAACGTGGCAATAGCCGCCGCACCAGCAGCTACCGCCCAACTGTAGAAAGCTACAACCATCGTGGCCGCAATCGCGCCAGCCACAGCAATACCCACGATCTTTAAAGCAGTCAACGCTGCCTGATTGCGGGCGAAAAATCCCACCACCCCACTCACAATTGAGGCAAGCGCACCAATAGCCCCGGCAAGGACATTAATAGCTCCTTGCAATGTGCCACTTTTGATAAGCCAGTCGCCGAATTGCGTAATCAATGGCGTGACCTGCGCCATGAGCTTGCCAAGCACGGGCAGAAGCGCGGATCCAACCTTGATTTGCAGCACTTCAAACGCTTCTTTGGCTCGATCCAATTGATAATTAAAGTCCTCCTGCACTTTGGACCAGCCCGTAATCGAGGAGCCACCTTTTTTCACGGCATCAGCAATGCCCCCGGCGTTAGCGATAAAATCTTGGAGATGCGAACCCGTAAGGTCCAGCATGCCTTGCATCTGCTTCGCTCCACCGGCAATATCGGTCATAGCCTTCATCCAGGCTGATGACCCTTCTGGGAATTTCTTGCCGACGGCATCGGCAATCATCTGGATCGCGCCCGGCAAGGATTTATGGAGTTCAGCGGAAACTTGATCGGCTGACAACCCGACACTTTTCAGCGCCGTCTGAGCCGCCGTAGAGGGATTAGATAGCGACATCAACGTCTGGCGTAAATAGGTCGCGGCATCGGCAGCAGGAACGCCTTCGCCAGTCATGGTCGCCATTGCTGCCATCACACCATTTAAGCCAACATGCGCCGCCGAAGCCGTCGGCAGTACTTGAGAAAGCGAAGCGGCCAGATCTTGCATCGTCGTCTTGCCACTGGCAACCGTTGCCACCAGCGTATTGACAGCCTGAGACGCTGTGACACCCTGTGAGGCAAAATCTTTCATGATCGTCGTAGTCGCGTTGGCAACAGTGCCTAAATCGGCGTTGCCAACTTTCGCGCCCTGCGCGGCGGCCTGTAAGACCTGCAAGGCATCCGCGCCATGAAAGCCCGCACTCTCGATCATGTACATACCAGCCGTAAGCTGCTGCGTACTGGTACCAGTGGATTGGGCGAGCGAGAGAATGCCGTCTGACACCATCTTGATATTTTTCTGTGCCTCACCGGCACCCGTGACCAGCGTGGTCATGCCCGATTGAAAATCAGCCGCCGCCTTCACCGAGGAGACACCGAACGCTACCGCCGCTGCGCCCGCGATGAGCAGCCCGGCGCCCGCTACTTTGGCGATACTGCCAGCAGCGCTCTGCACCGTATTCTGCGCTTCCTCCGTCCCACGTTTGAGACCTGAAAGATCCGCTTGAAATTTGACAACCAGGGTGCCAAGATCGGTCATACGCTAGCGCGCCTTTCGCTTTGCCTGCTCAATCGCTTTCTCTTCCTCTTCCTGCTGGATCATGAAATAGGCCATCCAGTCCAGAAATTCGGCTCGCCCCACACGATTACGCGCCTCAGCTACGGAACAATGGAGGCTTCTTTCACAGAGGACATGCCACCAGAGCCGTTCAGGCTCATTTCTGAGATTTTTTTTAGCGTGTCCATATCCACATTGCCGGAAAAGCCGAAGAATTGCGTCATCTGCGTGATGATCGGTGTGAGCATGGTGGCCCCAAGTTGAGCAACCTGCTCTCTATCGGTATCGGGAAAGAGTTGCTCCCCTGTCTCCTTGAGGATCAAAGATTTACAGAGCATCGCGGCACTCACCAACATCGGATCTTTGATGCTGGTCGAAAGCTGCGTCAGCACATCCGACGGCACATCGCGCAGCGCCAGTTTGCCATCCAATTTCGGCCAGAATGGCGTGGCAACATCCTGCTGCTTGGCTGGCTGGCTATAAATGTAATTTCGCGCATCCTGAGCATTCATCCGTGTGTCCTTTCATCCTGCCTAATTGGCAAAGTAGTAAAGCTGCCCATCGATATCCATATCCAAGCCTTCCTCTACCAGAGCAGAAACGGACAATTTGATGTCATCCTGCTTCACACGCGCATAGCCCTCGTACCGGTCCCCGGTGCTGGTACGACCTGTCACCAGCGAAACAATCAGCAGATTGGTAGGTGTATTTTGCAGGATAGTCCAGAAGGTCGAGTCAGCCCAGAATCGTGTCAGTTTGATGCTGGCGCCCTGCAGCGAGGGGACATAGGTCTTCCAGTGCGAGCCACCATATCCCTGCAAGGTTGTGCTGTCAAGCATATCCATTGCCGGGATACATTCCCAGTCCTTGCCCTGCCCAAGCGTCGAATAGGGCAGGTACGCTCCGCTACTAATGCGGCAGGAGGGCGTCGCACCACTGACGGGCGTATTGAAAACTACCTGCCCGGTGACGTAGCGAATGGTATACGTGCCGGGCGTGGCCGTGGTCCAGGTGACACCGTCGGGCGCCGTCTGCACGGTGAATGAGGCCGTGCGGTCCCAGTAACGCTTGCTCGCTGTCGGCTCATTAAAGGTCTGATGATCCCCCGCATCGGTCAGCACCTCATTGGTCAGCGCCACATTCGGCGTGCTCGTGATAAGCACGCTTCCCACATACCCGGCAAGAGCGGTCATAATCGTATCCTCCCTTGCAAGGTTTAGGTGTAGCTGATTGGGCCGGTCAGTTGCAGGTCAAGCGATGCTTCCTCAGCAGCATTGACTGCCACCTTAATATCAATCTGCTTGATATAGCAGGCCGACGAATAATAGTGCGTGCCATTCAGCCAGAAATTGGCGGTCAGTTGCGTCCCTGCAAGAAAAGCGTTCTGAATCGCGACTTGCCCATTGGTATCGGTGGTGTCCCAGAACACGGTAGCCTTCGCGGAGGCGCCCGTGAGGCCAGGAATATAGGCTTTCCACTGGTTGCCAAGTGCGGAAACATCGTACATATCAGCGGCAAGCGGAATTTCCCAGTCTTTCACGTTGGCGACGGTATTGGCGCCCCCGCTTGCCCCAAGTTTGAGCGTACCAAGATAGCCAGCAACGGCGGCCATAGATTTTTTCTCCTATCATCCCCTCCTGAATATTCTGCCGGGCAAGGTACTCAGGAGGAAATACACGATTTACAATTTCACAAGAGTATCTTTTAAGTCAGACACGGCCTGCGCATAGGCCGGGAACAGAAATGGCTGCGCGGGCACCCACGACCCGGAACGCGTATGATGCCCCAGTTCGACGTAGGGCGCATAGGACACATTCGTCCCGACCTGACATTCACACAGGCCCGTCCTCTGGTATTCGATGCTCGCTCTGAGCCGACCCGTATCCACCGGGCATCGCCCCTTTGCATCCGCCTCACAGGCAAGACCGGCACTCTGAATAGCTCTATCTGTGGCATCGGTCAACCCGGCAACGGCCAGATTCATTGCCGCAAGAACCTGAGCCTGCCCCGAAATCGTGACACTCATCCAGCTATCACCACCTTGTATCTGTCAACAATATGCTGAACTAATCGATCATGCACCTCTTCAAGCTCCTGTCTGTTCGCAAAGAGCGTGAGCACGTTGGTAAACCCTGTCACACTCAAGGCACCAGCAAGCGGGCCATGCAGAAGAGCATAGCAGCGCGCAGCTATCGCGCGCGCCTGGGCAAACCCTTCTCCCTGTGTAAAGACCGACACCTGCAAGAACACATCCATCGAATCCATTCCCATCGCAAAAATTTCACCGAGTTGAGTCGTGATCGGGTGGATAAACACATACGGCCACAGTGGCACGTTCGCGCCACTGCCACCCTGATCGTAGATGTTCCATTCTGGCGATGACGCGCCCGTCATCAGTCCTTGCAAGGTGGCATCCCCGCGCAATCTGGCGATGACCGATGCCTGGACCGCACCCGCCGGATCAGCCATCAAAGCACCTCGCTTGCCAGCACCGTTATGAGCGCTGGATAACTACGCGGCGTGAGATCCTTCACGACTTCCAGCGTTTGCCCGGCAATGATGAGATGATCCAATTCTTCTACCGGCGTGCCAATTGGCAGCTTCACCTGCCAGACTGCCATTGAGCCAATCAGATAATCAAAGTTCTGCAACTGGCTGGCGGTTGGCTGGCTCATTCCAGCCAGACAGGTCGTGACCGTATTCCAGACGGTTGTCGCGCCGCCCTGTCCTTCTGGCGTGCGATTGGCACGCTGGATTATGCAGGGCTGATCGCACGCGGCCTGTGCCGCATCCGCCTGGATTTGCGCCAGTTCTGAGGCTGTAATCGAATTCATCTCCCATCACCTGAACCCATATAGTCGATTTCTTGCGCTCCAAGCGCGGCTGCGAGTGTCCCCATCCTGTTCTGGTCAGTACGAATCAGGCTTATGGTGCGCGCTCGCTGCTTCATGCGATAGGTCTTTGCCAGATTTTGCAAAGCAACGGCGGCCTGACTGCGCTGCAAATTTTGTCCATCGACACTGATGTTGTAGGAAAGCGCCCATTGCGCTGCCTGCCGCTCTAAAAGATCGGCTGCCGAACGGTACACATCGTAAAGCTTGCCACTGATATACAGTGGAGGAAGCGTGGTCTGCGCAAATTGCCAGTGCGCCGCTATCGGCTCGGATGTTGCCGGGGTGACGGGATTGACCAGGTATTGCTTGATAACATAATCATCCTCCCATCCACCAAGCTCGTAGTAGTAATCAAGAAATTGGATCGTTGAGCCAGTAAATGTTGGCTTCGGCGTGAGCACGACATTCATCAGGTCCTCACGGCTCTCATCCATCACATCCTGGATCGTTTGATCCGACCAGATCTGACCTGATCCTTGTGGCAGCGTATCATTGATGAGCAGGCGCACACGGGCAATGAGCGCCGCCATGCTGGATCTGACTGCCATTGTATGCGCTTCCTTTCAACGAACAATTCAACGGACCATACCAACCAGATTACGGACGCCCAAGCATAATATCGCCCTGGTAGGTGATCGTCGGCGACGTACCTGATCCAGCAATGGTAGCCGTCAGCCGAATCTGCGTGCCATTGATAACGCTGGTTGGCGAAATCTCAAACGGGATCGCAATCTCACCACTTTGCGCCGTTGTCGAAAGCGTAATTGGCGGAGCAAGAAAATCGCTATTCCAGGTCGAGCCGCCGTCGTAGCTTACGTCAATGGAAAAAACAACGGTGTTGCTCCCACTGGCATTCGCGGCGGCGCTATAAATCACACGCGCCTTAAGTCCCCGGCGCGGCGTGCCAGTTGGAAGGATGAGCGCGGCGCCGTTAAAGGTCGCCGTCTTCGTAACGCTTGCCTGAAGAGCAAGCAGGGCATCAGTTGGCATTGGTAATATCTCCTTTCGCCACCGCTTTCAGCTTCGGCGAGGTATCATCTTCTTTTGCCACAATCGCAGGCGAGGAAAGCCGCGCAAGATGGTCAATCAAGCTGTGCAGGAAGCGGCCTAAATGCACGTCCTGATTATGAACGGCATCAGCCTGACTGCGCAGGGCAGTCAGTTCATCCTGGTTCATCATCGTGCCTCCTTATGCGATCTTGATGCCGTACAGACGCCCAAGCGAACGCGTCGAAGCATTGTTGAAGCCTACGGCCCAATCGATCAGCGTTCTGTAAATCACACCGTTATAGATCAGACCAAGATCCTGCACGTTCGGCGGCGCGAACTGCCAGCCCATAAAATGGTCCGTGTCGAAATTCACAGCATAGATCGAGGTGTAAAGCGGAGAGGTGTTGTTGGTGGTGTCATTGCCATTGGCATCCTCACCGTACTGGTTGGGGATAGAGGCGGCCGGTGGACCAAGAATGATACGCGTCTGCTGATCGGCGCGGTAGCCCGGATCACGAATGATCGCACCTTTGTACATCTCAATCGAGCGCCCAAACTGATCCTGCATCACGCTGAAACCACCGGAGGTGCCCAATTGTCGAACGGCAAAGGTCAGGCGGCGCCGCATAACTTCGTTCATATACAGCACCACACCCTGTCCTTCAGGGCTATCGACGGACCAGAGCAACTGATCCAGAAACTCGATCAGTTTGTTGCCGTTCCACTGACCGCCAGTACCGTTGGTAAGCGTCGCCTGCGTGAGATCAAGGCCACCAGCGTTAATCAGGTTCTCAGGGCGAACGCCAAAGATCCCGCCGTTATTGATGCGGTAGCGTATCCCGACCGGTGCGTTCTGGTCGCCAGTGACATGATCGTTCTTGAAGAATTTGTAATTCATGTCATAGGTCAACGCCTTCAAGTAGGCTTCAGTCTGCACCGCGCGTGGATCAACAATGGCGTTTTCCTCTTCCACCAGGAACTTATCCACATCAATGTAGTTACGGATGATGTACGCCTGTTCCTGATAAGCGGTAGGCGTGCCTTTGGTGGTCACACCTTCGGCGTTCAACTGCGACCAGTTGACCGTCGGCAGGTTGCCCTCGAAGCGCGCACCATTAATGATGAGGGATTTCTTCTCGATCAGAGGAACATCTTGCAAGACGTTGCTATACAAGATAAGCGAATAGGTAACGGCCTGCACAAGCGGACTATTGCTCATCTGAGCGTAATCGGCAAGTGTGACCGTCCCGGCTGCAATTGCCATAAGAAAACTCCTATCATCCCCTCCCGAACATCACCCGGCAAGAATGGTGCTCAGGACGAGATACACGAGATTGGATAGAATATCTGTTTAGCGCCTTGACCACACATCGGAGAGGCGCGGAATTTTCCCTGGAGGCGTAGTCCCCGGCTGCGCGATCTGTGAGCGCCCCGGATTCATCGCCGGGATGGCCGGTGTCGCTGGCCTGCCCGATTGGAGTGACTGATCTGTTGGCTGGCTCGATTGCTGAGTAGCTTGCGCTACAAGATACGGTTTGTTTTTTATCAGCTTCTCCAGCAGCTTGCCCGCATTGATCGGCAAGCCCTCATCATCAAACTCCAACTCGGACCAGTCCAGAAGCTTCGCGGCGGCATCTGGATCGATGATGTTGAGCTTACGGGCCTGCGCTTCGACCTCGTAGCGAATGATACGCTCTTGCGTGCTGCGCACGTGCGCTTCATGCTGCGCTTGCAAGTCGGCGTACTGCTTCTCAAGCTTCTGCTGCGCCGTCATCTGCGCCTCCTGCGCGGCTCGCTCAGCATCCTCATAAGATTTCAGCCGTTTGCGCAGGTTCTGAGCCTCAGATCGCAGCTTGCGCGCCTCTTCCAGAGAGATCGTTTCGGTAGTAGTGTTGCCATCGCCGCCCGCCGGGGGTGTTGATGTAGTTGTCGTTGGCCCGCCTGGGGCCGGGGTGCTCTGCTCAGGTTCGCCCGCCTGGGGTTCCCCTGCTATCTCGTCATTATCCGCCATTGTACGTTACTTTCACAAAAACTGTCAACATGGTGTCAGGATGAGAAGAGGTTCTTCAGCATCGTCGTGGCTTCCTGCTGCGCGATACTCACCACCTGCACAAGCTTTGTCGTGATCCCTCGCAGGGCAAGAAGCTCCGCGACAACATCAGCCAGCACATCAACATGCTCGTCATCAGCATTGACATGTAGCACAGCCCGCTTCCCCTCAATCACAGAAAGCGCTTTTAGCATCTCATCCTCGGTCCGCCGCCGGTGACGCGAATCCGATTTCTTTGCCATTCAGGACCCCGCCATCCGCCGCAAACTATCCGGGACATCCATCTTTGCCTCATTATAGGCTCGAATGAGCGCACGAGCCGCTTTTGCTTTGTCAGCCGGTGAAACGCCTTTGATCCCACCGCGCGCCCCGGCAAGAGCAGCGGCAGCCGCCCCAAGCGCATTCTTATTGATGTCCCCACCCGGCTCTTTAATCGGCAATTTGCAATTGGCCTGTATTTTTGGCTTACCAGGCGGGTTGGTGTCGATGAGACACGATGCACAATATGCGTCGGTGTCAGGCCAGCGTGATGCTGAGCCGTCCCAGGGTTTATCAACTACGGCCATTTTGCATTGCTCCTTTCTTTGTTAGCTGTTGTGCTGGCTGTGGCTGCGCTGGTTTCTGCGCTGGCCTGCCAGCGTTCGGATTGTTGCGCTTCAAACGCATATCCCTCGGCGTACTCGTTTTCGGTTTGCCTCCCATTTTACGCTCCTTTCTTGAGTTGCCTGACCGATTTCACGTAAATAGAACTGCCCCACTGCGCATCATGACGTACCCCGACAAAATCGTGCAGGCTGGCCTGCCCCGAACGATAGAGATCGTAGCCAGCACTCCCCAGAATAGCTTGCTGCACCGATTCATCCTGGTTATCAAACCAGTCAGCGCCGCGTGTCGTGTTGGTGACTGTAGCGCCAATCAATACAGGTGTCATAGTGCACCGACAGTTCACATGGCTATCCATCGGCTCTGACAGATCGTGGATGCTGCCATCCATCGCAATGCAGGCCGCGCAGGTGCGCGCCGATAAAGAAGCAGTCCACTGCCAGGCTTGCACCAGCCCGCTTGCCTGGTAGGTATCGAGATTGGCCGTGCGGAACGCTCTCAGCGTTTCCGTTCGCGCAATGGTGAGCGCCCGATAACGCGACACGTCAAGCGCCTGCTGCACCTCTCTGGCAATCTGCTGTACGCTGCTGCCAAGCGTGACACCCCGGATCAGCGCCTCGCTTGCCCCCTTCGCAGCTTCACTCCCAAAACCATTGAAGAGGTCCGAAAGCGGGGAACCCGCACGCGTCGCACCAACCAGGCTGTGAATAACACCGGGAGAGGGAGGGGTGAACGTCCAGACGCCAGAAACAGCGTGCAACTGCGCCTGCGCGGCTTGCTGCCCAAGCAACACTCCTTGCTGCTGCAAATGCTGTGTTGCCTGCTGCGCCAGAACGCCATAATGATCGAGTTGGGTAATAATAAAATGCTTTGCCGATTGCAACCGGCTGACATCAAAGAGGCGCGAAACCGGCACATGACCACCAGATTGCCCGGCAGTAGCGATCTGGTGATACAGCCCGACAAGATGTGCCTGCACCTGGGCTAGCGTGTGCTGGTGCGCTTCTACAAGCGCGTGCTCTGCCTGCACTTCGTGATGCAGAAGTTGCTGTTTGTAATGCGCTGTGACCTGCTGCAAACGGCCCTGCATCATACGGCGCTATCCTCATGCTGCAACGGTATACTCTCGTGTAACGCTACAAGGAACTCATTAATACAAAAAGCAGTATCAAGTGGGCGCGTTCCCGTCGCCACGCAAGCCATGAGCAAAGCATGCTCAATATCGGCTCGTTCTCGTTTAAGTTCGCCGGCAATCTCTCCAACAACGTCCGCGTACAGCAGCAGCGCCGCCCCCATCTTATCCTCGATTTCCTGAAATTTCTCCGATACCATACCATTATCCCCGCAATCTTACTTTCTTGACCTTGCAACAATGCCAGCAGGTAACCCAACGCGACGAGGGCGACCAGCCCACAGGCCGGTAGGCATGCAATCCAAGCAAACACAAAAAGCGTCTCATCATGAACGCAACCATCCTGTTCTCCGTTTGATCTCTGCCTGCTCTTTCAAAAGTTCATATAACATCTCAGTCTGCTTCTCTGTTTTCTCTTCAAGATCAATCATTCTCGCAAGCGCCTGCTCATGCTGTCGAGCAAGCGTGCGCACCTCTCGAATAATCACGGCATCTCGCCTGGTCTGGTTGAACATGGCAAGGCCGACGATTGACTCAATCACAATCGCCATGTAGGACGCGATGAGATTCCACCAGACCAGGATCGCGCCGCCGCCCGGCAGGAAAAGCGACAATGCCCAGGCAAGAAGGGTCAATAACGAGAATGTAATCAAGAAGGACCAGCGCCGAATGACCGACTGAATCATCCATGATACATGCTCGCCTGCCGAAAGTTCATCGCCCGTCACAGGATCATGATAGCTTTTCATGCGGGCGCGCCTCCCTGCGCTGACGGTTGTGCTGGCGCTGACTGGCCGGGTGTCCCCTGCCCCGGTGCCGGGGGCGGATATAACTGTCCTGGCAATTTCGGCGCACCAGGCACACCAGGCGGCAGCCCCTGCCCACGAGAAAAGGCGATCAGCTTTTGCTCATCTTCCACCTGATTCAGTTCCAGTTCCTCATCCGGGTCGTAGCCAAGCTCCCGCATGAGCGTCGTATTGCTAATTCCAATCTCTTTTTTCGCTATCGCAGATTGCACCGACGGCAAATCGTCGGATGGCAGCGGACTCTGCCACGCGAGCATTATTTCAATATCTCCGCTCATCCGATTGAGCACAAGCAGCGCCTTCGAGACATTAATGATTAATTCCCCATACAGGCAGCGCTTCTTATCCGTCTTTTTCAGGAGCGGCATGAACAATAATTCAATGGCAATCCCTGACAGATTGCCACGTGGCAACTCCGCGAGGCGACCAGTCGCAACGCCTGGCACGGCGGATTGCTCATCGATATCGGAACGCAAATTGTTGGCAAAGGTGAGCGCGTTGGCGACATCGGTATGCAGTTGAACGGCCACAATTTTGCTCTCGCTCAAAGGCAGGCCGATGATCTTGCCCGGCTTGATATCAATGATCTGCTCACCCGTACCAGTAGCGTAAATTAATGGATTGCCGTAGAGCTTCTCCGAGCGATTAATGTTTGATTGCACCAGATTAAGCGCCGTATTGACCCCGATAAGGTCGGGTGTGATATCGGGCCTGCCCCAAAAATCATTCGGGTTTGGTAAGTTCTGGCAGGAAAATAATGGGGGGAATGGGTACGGCCACATGATTGGCTCGCCCGCTGGCGTCCAGGGGCCGCGCTCACCGATACGCGACCAGTGCTGAATCTGCCACGTGGCATCCACATCGGCAAACGGGTTGCCGTCATCCCCATCGTGATCGGGGTCGATGCGACTGATCTCTTCTCGATACTGGATACGCACGGCCCGGCCCGTGCTGTCCGGTTCGTCGCTCTCGTACTGGATGCAGTACAGGAGAACCGTTTCACAGTCCTGCGGAGCCGTCTTCACGAAAACCGTGGAGGGATCAACCACAACGAGGCGAAACGTCCCATTGGGTTCAGGCACAATACGCAAGAACGCCTGCCCGCACACCGCGCCATTCATCGCCAGTTTTTGCAAAAGGGGGATGCGCTGCTCTTTACGACCCCAGGTCTGATTTAAAAAGTTCTGTGCCTCTTGCGGCGCGCCCTCCTCCACGCTGATCTCGATCTCTTTGCCAAAGAGGAAATCGACGCCGCGATCTACTACCGCCTGCATACGATTTGTAAGCACGTTGTCATCTGGCTGGCCGGGCAGCGTCTGTAGCGGCTTGTCCAGATC